CACTCTTAGCCCAAGATTATGTTGGTCAAGAGCAATATGTAATTACGCCAGGACATGGTTTTGATGGTGATAGCAACGGTCCTCAAGCTGCATTTAGAGCTTTGATGGTAGCTGGTGTTCCAATCTATCCAGACCCATACTGCCCAGAAGGTACTGTATATTTCATTAACTCAAACTACTTGAGCTTGTATATTCACGATCAAGGTTCGTTTGTATTTACTGGATTTGAGTCCACTCTACCTAACTGGCAGATTGGTTATGTTGGCGCTGTCTTGATGATTGCTGAATTAGTAAGCACCAAGCCTAAGTCAATGACCAGAGTATCTGGCTATAACTCTATTTCAATCTAAGGAGAATTAGTCATGGCACTCGGTTTAAATAAAATCCTCATCGCAGGTACTTATGCAAATACGCCAAGTTCGTATTTTCAAAACGCTTCAAACATCGCTGCAACCACCCTTGGAAATGTAGTACCTGCTGGAACTTATCTAATAGTTAATACATCCAATGTGGTCATTCAGACTGTTACAAGTTACAACTCCACTTCTAATGTGGCTACATGGTCAAATGTGTATCCAGTTAACTCAGGTGGTATGGTAATTTCTGACGGTGTGAATGTGCAATTATTGGCAACTACTAACGCTACAGTGCAATTAGTGACTGTAAATGGTGGTTCTCCTGTAGCTGGCACTTTTAATACTTAAGGAGAAAAGTAATGGCTAATCCCAATGCAATAGGATCTTTTTACTTAGATAGTTTTGGCAATGCTCGTGTTGGTATTGTGGTATCGCAATTGCTAAATACTACTGGTAATGGAGCAGTTACTAGCGTTGAAATGCCTTTACTTAGTGGTGGCTTAACAAATGGTGGATCAGCAAACAATTCTGGAAGCGTTATTATTCGCAGAATTGTTGCTAACAATCCTAGTGGCAATGTATCACTTGCTAATATTTCAATTACTACAAGCAATGACGGCAATATTTCTAATGCCGTTGTTGCTAATGTGGTATTGAGCAATTTAGTATCAGCAGGTCGCTACCAAGATTTAGCAATAGCAGCTCCTTATAGTGCTAATACAGCCGTTACTGGATCTACTACTCAGGTCTTGTTTGTTAATGTAAACACTGCTTCAGGCAATTCAAACACTGTTAATTTTGCAGTTTATGGCGATGTAGTGAGTTTCTAAATGTCAAATATCTTCGTAACCAATCGTTCTGACAAAAAGCTAAAAGATGGCTTTGCGGGAGTGTTTTATAGTTTCCCTAAAGATGAAACTGTAGAGATTCCTGAAGATGTAGCTCGTCACATTTTTGGTTATGGAGATGACAACAAAGAGCCTTATTTGGCAAGGTTAGGGTGGATTATTTCCCAAAATGACTTGGAAAAAGGCATGGAGCTTTTATCTCAGTGGGAAATTTCCAATCAACCACCAAACAAGAACCAATCGTTATCCCCGTTGGTGGAAAGAGTACCCCTCCCAACCTCTAGGAAGGGCGGGGGAAAAGTCCTTCAAGCTGTAGCATGACTTATGGAAAATAACAAGTGGCAACACTCAACACCTACATTACCGAAGTCCGTAGGTTACTGCACGATGCTAACGGAAACTTTTATAGCGATTCGCAGTTAACCGATTATATTAACTCTGCCAGAGAAAGAGCTGTCAGAGATACTGGATGCTTGCGTGAAATTGTTATTACGCAAACTCCATGCCAAGTCGCACCTACAGCAACCATTGGTAGTGTGACACCAGCTAACCCAACTGCTTGGGTAGCAAACACAGCCGTTATTTTAAACAGCTTTGTATTTTCAAATATTTTTATTTATCAGTACACCACCGCTGGGACTTCAGGTTCTACTGCACCCGCTTATCCAGCCAATGGTACAAACAATTACACCAATTATCCCCCAACAGCTCCCTTTGCAGACGGCACAGCTCAGTTAACTTATGTGGGTAATTGTGAGAACATCAGCTATGCAGCCTTGACACAGTTAATGGGGTCATCCCCATTGTCACCAAGCTCTGGCAACACAGTCCTAGACATTATCAATATCAATCTGTACTGGGGTAATACTCGTGTACCGATGGATTATCTTGCTTGGACAGACTTTAATGCCCGACTGCGTTTTTGGCAAAACTACATTGGCAGACCTTTAGCCTTTAGCATTTATGGTCAAGGACAGATTTATTTAGGACCAGTACCAGATCAGATCTATCAAATTGAGATTGATTGCGTAGTGCTTCCTAACGCATTGTCATTAAATACGCCAAATGCTACAGATACCATCAATGATCCATATAACACGATGGTCAAATTTTATGCAGCGTATCTAGCCAAGTATTACGAACAAAGTTACGGAGAAGCGGAAATTTATAAGCAGGAATACAGTAAGCAGGGTGCATCTGTGCTTAACAGCACATTTACCCGCAGGATTCCTAGCGTTTACAGTAGTCCATACTAAAAATGGCTGCTGCAGAACAGAAAAAATCGTATCAAGTAGTTAAGGCTTTTAAAGGGCTTAACACTAAGGCTAACCGCACCGCAATTGATGAAAATGAGTTTTCTTGGATTGAAAACGCTCAACCTATTGGTTCAGGCAACATTAAAATTGTGCCTAATAGTTCAGCAGTTAACAATTCTTCAAATGTAGCTGTCACTTGGTCAAATGATGTTATTTACTTAACATCTGCCAATTTAAACATTACAGATTATGTTGTAGCTTTTTTAGATAATGGTTCGGCTCAATATTTTGACATTAGAACTCAGACAAAAGGAAATGTAGCCGTTGGAGGTACTTTTTCTAACTCTGGCATAACTTCTTCCCAGTGGTACAACAGTGAAATGTTGATCTTAGATCCTGATAAAGGGTATTTTGCTTGGGATGGAAATGCTGTTATTACAATTGGATCTGTAGGTGAGATTGGCATTACTAACGCAGGGTCAGGCTATACAACAGCTCCTACAGTAGTTATTTCAGGACCAGACCAAGCTGGCGGTCAACAAGCCAATGCGGTAGCTACCTTAGTTAGTGGTGGCAATACCGTATCTTATGTTAGCCTTGTCAATGGTGGTTCTGGCTATACCAATTCAGCAAACTTAACCGTAACCTTTAGTGGTGGCGGTGGATCAGGAGCTACTGCCGTTGCGGGTATCTCTACCTTTGCCACTGGCACAGTCTATGTCAATGTCATTTCAGGGGGTAGCGGATATACCAACGCTGCCAATACCATTGTCACAATTAGTGGTGGTGGAGGGTCTGGAGCGCAAGGAAAGCCAATCGTATCAGGGAATACCATTACTAATGTAGTAATGACTAACCCAGGATCAGGCTACACCAATAGCGCAAACATCACTGCTACCGTGTCAGGTGGTGGCGGTACGGGAGCTGTTTTACAAGCTGGCGTTAATACTGAGAAGAATGTTGGAATAGCGAGCTTCTCAGGGCGTGTTTGGATTGCCCAAGGGCGTACTGTGTACTACAGCGCTGCGGGGTCTTATACGGACTTTACAAGCGTTTCAGCGGGTAATTTCATCATCACAGACGGAACATTGCATGGAAACATACAGCAGATTATTTCTGCTAATAACTTTTTGTATATTTTTGGGGATGATTCCATCAATGTATTTTCGGATGTCAGGGTTACTTCTACTGGTAACACTATATTTACTAATACCAATGTGAGCGCATCGGTAGGGTCTAAGTTAGCCTATGCTATTTTCCCCTACTTCCGATCTATTTTGTTTATGAATAACTATGGCGTTTATGCCTTAGTAGGTTCTACAACCAGTAAATTGTCTGATTCTTTAGATGGAATGTTTCCAAATATTGACTTTCTTAGCCCTGTTTATGCTGGTCAAGTGTTGCTAAACAACATTTTGTGCGCTTCGTTTAATTTTAGGTACTACGATGCTCAATTTACCAATTCTTATCGGTATATCCAAGCGGTTTTCTTTGAGAAAAAATGGTTTTTAACCAATCAAGGAATTGATCTAAAGTACGCTACTGCTGTACCAGTGGGTGGCATTATTACTATGTATGGGGTGCGTGGTAGGGACTTGTACAGGTTATATTCTGATTTGGGATCGCCAATCACAAGTCGTATTCAAACTGCTTTAAATCCAATGGGCGATCCAATTCGCACTAAACAAGCGTTAAAATTTGCTATTGAAGCAACGGTTGAATCTGGTATTGAATTGTCTGTAACAGTAGATTCTGAACAAGGATCTAGTCCACCTTATATTTTGGGCAACTATGTCACTTGGTACAACAGTTCTGGTAGCACTATCCCTTGGATAAACAACAGTTCTACAGTAATATCTTGGGTAGGTGGCACAGGCTATTCCTTGTATAAGAATGATGCCCAGCAATGGGGTAAATATTTAGGATTAACTCAAACTTCCAATTCGGCTGGATTTGTAGTTAATACATTTGAATTTGAACATGAATTGAGAGTGAGGTTCTAAAATGGCTGGAGTTCCGTTTATCTTTGGTAATGCTACAACGAGCATACCTTTAAGTAACCTAGATGCTGACTTTAATACGCCAGTAACCATTGGGAATACCACCGTTGGTCTAGGAAATACTGTCACCACCCTTGGTAATGTCACATTAAACAATGTCACTATTACTAGCGGTACGATTAACGCTTCTGTAACTGAAGCATATACACTGGCAAATGCTGTTGTTTATAGCAATTCTACTAATGTAGGAACAACATCTTCTAACCTCACATTTAACGGCACAACACTTACTACAGTTAATGATGCTTCTATATCAGGTCTTACTGTTGGTAAGGGTGGTGG